CCGTCGCAATCCAAAATCTCGCCCCGATCGCCTTTATACATCTTCATCAGTTGCCGGTATGATTCCACCGCAGCAGCACTCAAGGCAGTTGTGCCTTCATTGCTCTGGGTAGAAACGCCGGAGACTGTTGAAGAATGGTCGCTGGCACAAAGCTCGCAACCGTCCAGCCAAGTGCTGGTCTCAGTCGTAAAAGCATTGTTAAACAGGGACGCGCCGTGTTTCTCGCGGGTCCGTTTCGCAGCTCTTCCAAGCCCTTCGGGTTTCTTGGAGATTACGCCGTAGAGGTCGTCGTCAGCCATAGACCGGCTGATTTTGAACCCTTTAGCATACTCTGTCCATTCGTACTTCACGTCGTAGCCCTGAGTAACATCATCATAAGCTACCGTGCCGTTGAACTCGTCAAAGTCGTCGAACTGACCAACACTTGAATCCTGTTCGTAGGGTTTGGAACTGGACTGGACATTAAACAAACTCTCCAGCATCGGTTCCGGCTCCTGGGCTATCTCTACAAATACTTTTCTCAAGCCCGGCAGTATTAGATCACTAAAGCTTTCTCTTATAGCAGTCATTCTTTTATTCCTCCTGTATCATTAATTGAATTACGTTAAAGTTAATTCTTTGATCATCGAATTACCGCGCGCAAAACATACATCGCTGGAGAACACTACATTTACACCAGACACGTCTAAGTCTATTTTACCAACCCATGAAGCGTTAAGTGGTGTAGTAGGTACGCCAGTGGTCTGTATGTAATTGGAAATTACCCACGCCGGAGCCCCGCCTGTACCAATATTATCCTGGCCGGAATCAATGTGTGTGCTGAGTTCAGCATCGCCTAAATACATCACTCTTGATCCTACGCCTTGAATAATGATAAAGGTGCTGGCACTGGTAAACGCGGCTGTTGCGGTATTAGAAGTAACTACCGTGCAAGTCGTAGTTGATACTGACGAATCTTCTACTAAATCCAATTCACCAGCTCCGGGGTCTCCTGCCCTATACAACCAACTTCCGCCCATAGACGCATCGCCTAAACCACTACCGCAGGTAAACGTCGGGCCTGCTCCAGCAGCGGTGATCAGTACTGCTAAATCATACGGCGCTCTATACACTGCAAACGGATTGATAATAATTCTCGCTAAATTAGCCGAGGTAAAAGTCGTAGCTGTATCAATATCCGTAGTAGTTGTTATTGCTTCGTTGAATATACCAACAAAGCCAGCCAAAAGCATTGCCTCGCCACTAACAATAAGACCTCTAGTGTTAGTGTCGGCCTTACCTTCAGCCGCCCATTCACCAGCGACATAAGTATCCGCTTCCGCGTGCATATCTCTAATTATTGGTTCTGCTCCGCATAAATCATAACTCCATCTTGCCATTGTTTTTTCCTCCTCAGGTTTATCCTGAGACAGTTGAGTAAAAGGGGTATCCCTTTACGCTGTTTATCAGGTATTATTTACATTACCAGGGCTTTTTAATGCCCCTCTTGAATGAACCGTAAGGGTCGTACCCTTTGGGTTCTTTTTTGCTCTTATACGGTATTCCTTGCGGACTCTGGTCGTAGCGGAAGGTCAGGTTACAGGCCTTACACTTCCATCTGGAAATGTAATTCCCGATCATTTCTACCTTTTTAATCTTCTTCCCTCTGCATCCGGGGCATTGCAAAGAACCGTAGTAGGGTGTTTTAGACCCGCCGATGCGAATATGGAACATCTTACCTCCTATAAGTAGTTGTCGCTTTCGCAGAAAGGACACTTAACATCGCGGTTGGTCTTGCAGTAAAACCCGCAATATTTGCATTTAACATACGCCCCGCCGCCGCGTTCCGGCAGTCCGGACGTATCTAAAACAGCCTCGCCTTTTCTGGCGGTTGGTGTCGGTCTTAAACTCTTGAACATCTACTTATCCTTATACTTGGCATATTCCTCATCGGTTATCTTCATATTCCTGGCCATTGTTTTCTCTGCGGGAGTGAGCGCTACTCCAGTCTTAGCCGGTGCGGCTCTCGAGCCGCCAGCCAGGGCATTGGGCGCGTCTATAGTCTTGCCGCTTTGTTTCCTTGCTCCCTTTTTACCCATTAACCGGGTTATGATTTCGGGGTCTCCCAAAACATACCTGGTAAGACTTTCCATAGCCTGCGGGTTTGACCAGTCCGCATTCGGCACTTTAGCGGCTTCAGCATCAATCTTCTTCTCGATTTCCTTATCCGCTAAAATAGCCGCATACTTAGGATTGCGCTTAAGCTCTGATTTACCGAGTTCATAATCGCTTCGGGCAATCCGCTGTTTCAAAGGTGCAATAGACGCACCAGCTATTCCAGCTGATACTTCCTGAATGATCGGCAGCCATTCCCGTAATGCGTCTTTATCCACATTAGGGTGTTGCCGGCTGTAATTATCCAGGAACGCTTCCTTGTCGAAAGGTGCCGGTTTGGTCTTCGCCTCTTCCGCTTCCCGCTTGTACTTTTCAATGAGCCGTTCTTTTTCAGCTAACCGGTTCTTGAGAGGCACTCCAGTTTCGTCTTTCTCTTCTTCCGCTTCCTCTGGCAGTTTTTTCTCTTCTACCGGTTCTTTCTCTACTCCAGTTTCTTCTTCTACACCTTCCTGAGAAGTCTGGGTCTCCTCATTTGGGGTTTCGGTTGTTTCGGACTGAGACGATGTGTCCTGGGTTTCAACCGTTTCCTCTTGCTTTACGGTCTCATCTTGCTCTTTCATATATTCTCCTCTTTTTTTACTCACCGTATTATAGAGACGGCGGCGCTCTCCGAGGTTAATTTTCGTTTACATTATCACCTTCTTTTATCCCAAAGAAAAAGCGGTATCGTGCGTGTGGCCACACAATACCGCTTAGGGGGAAACTTCTTTGGCTACCCGGGTGATCAAACCCGGTAGCTGTTGGATTATCAATTATTTCAATACTAACCCGTTAATGAAATCAGCCAGCCAGAGTTTCTGCTCTTCGCTCATAAACTTTTTGCGTAATTTGTAAAAAGTATGCTGGTCGTTCTTATCGTAAGCGTAAATGTTTATTTCTCCGCCGAAATTATCCTTAATGCTGATACTGCATAAATCCCTTAACTGTATTTCACCGTTCTTTATCTGCCTCAATATATCGTCAGTTACTTCTTTAGTCCCCCGTATATCATCTTCGAGGTTATCCACAATAGCTCCTATTGATTAAATAGCAATCTATTTAATTTTTCTTCTAATTCCTTAACTTCTTCTTCAGTTAAATATATAGTGTGATGATCATTTAAGGACACAGCATTGCCAGCACAAATAATATTTTGAATATGGTCAAGGTTGAAAAAGTTCACCCCTATCTTTATCCACATACTATTCCCCCTTTTTAGCGAGTATCGCCAGTATCCGGTCATAAGCTACGATTTGGAGCTTTTGACCCTCTATTTCGGCATCCTTGGCCTCGTAGCGGTCATATAGAACGGTATCCCCAGCCTTAACCTGCAAATCCTCGTTGTCTTCAACCGCTACCACCTCGCCGCGCCATACTTCCTCTTTCTTCTTGTCCACCTTAACGATTATCCCGCCTTGCGTCTTTTCCTCGTTTTCCAGCGGCTTGATAATCACAAACTCATTTACCGGTTCCATCATTAGCCACACTCCTTTTATTTATTATAAAACGCTTCTATCCATAAAAACACTTGTTTCAACTCTGTAAAAACATATTTTTCACAAGAATATGTTAAAATGAACCCATTTTTAGCCTTTGCAATGCCAATCTGGGCATATTGGTCAGGATATGCAATCCTACCAAGTATCCCCTGCCCAAACTTATGCATAATTTCTTGCTTCTGCATTTCGCAATTTAATTTCGCTGTATTAATTTCTTCTTCTGCTGCTGTTTCTCTTAATTCTTTTTCTTCTTGCTGATAATCTCTATCGGTCATCTACTTCCCCCTTTTGTTTTCTTTCTTTCTCCTTGTGATGTCCCTGCCCGATAGCTATAAACGGAACAAACATCACTTCTCTTAACGATTGCACTCTCTCCTGGGCCATTTTAAGCTCGAAATATTCCCGGTCTGTATCCATCTTCCTGTCGTTTGTTTCCAGCCTGAACTTGGCCAGCTCGAACATTATCTTTAACTCGTTCTCAAAATGCTTCCAGCTTGGCATATTCATCATCAGTTTATAATCTTCGGCCAAGTCGATCAATTCCTGGTCTGACTTCTCAACCCTCTTTTCCATTTCCGCGCTAAAGAACTCCTTGATCTGTTGCCACACATCCATTTATTCCCCCTTATTGGCCACAATAAGATCAATATATTTTACAATAAGATTTTGGTTTCTTTCTAAAGTATTTATAGCATTCCATAGACCTTTAATTTGTGCTGATTCGTTTTTTAATATTTCTTCTGCTGGTTTAATTATATCAAATCCTAATACTGCTTTTGCTTTTAAGCTCACAAATTCGTTTTTAATTTCATTATCTTGCATCACATTCCCCCTTGTGTTGGTATCGGCGGCTGCCCTGGAGGCATACCCTGTGGTAATTCTTGCGGTGGTCCTTGCGGCATTCCACCTTGCGGAGGCATTCCGCCTTGCGGACTGGGCGGCATATTCTTTTGCTTTTCCTTCATTTTCTCCGCTTTCGCTTTCTGAGCCTCCATCGCCAATTCCTGCTCCCTCTTCATTACCGCCGCCTTAATCTCTTCCTGCTGTAAGGTCTCTTCGCTGGGCATAAACCTGTCTGGTTCGCTTTCTGTGGCGATAAACACATCAGCCGCTAAATTACGCTGGTATAAAAGACTGCGTTGAACTAATGGATGATCCTTGAACATTGAGAACTTGAATACCGCGTCCTGCCTTTGAACGTCCTTATTAGCCGAAATGGTCGTACCGCGTATCCTGAACGTGATCCGGCGGTCTTTGAGCAGTTTGCGGTCTTTAATGCCGATATTCTCCATTTCCTCATCATCGGCACGCTCGTAATACAAGCCCAATAACTGCTGGCATAACTCATCGAACCCGTCTTGGAATACGTCCTTATAATCGTTTATGCCGATATTGCTTTCCTGCAATAAGGCCATTGTCTTCTTGGCCGGCGCGTTCTTATCTCCAGTCATCGCCTGCCCGGCGTTATAACTCGTAACCCGGCCTAACATCTGCGCTTCAGAGCCTACTTCCTGCCGTTCTGCTCTCAAAGCCTGTGTATTAGCCGTTACCTGGAACTGGGTTAAATCGTTCTGCGGGTCTTTACTGAACCAGACCGCGCCCGGATACCACTCGTAACTGTCCAATTCCGTGATTGTCCCTGTTTTCGCCTTGATTATCGGCATATTAGCCAGGGTCTCGGCATCTATGGTAACATCCCGGTATGTCTTATCCTGCTTAGCCTCCTGTTCCAGTTTCTCAGGTATAGCCACCCCATCCCACGTCTCGCCTTCCATTGTGCGGAAGGGGATATTAAATCTTCTTCCGTGCCTGTATGGATAATGCTCGATATTCAGCCATATTCTATGTTCTAAATCAAGAGTGATCAGGTAATCCTGTTCTAATTCACTCTTCTTGGAGTCCAGGCATAAGGACCAGACACACTCAAACAGCTTGTATTTCTCGGTCTTATATCCCTTGCCGATCTTCTTTTCATTGTCCTTGTACTTAGCGTCAACCTTTTCCCGGAGCTTATCCACCTGCTCTTTGCGGAATATCCCGGCTTGTTCCTTGCTGGCTATCTCGTCCCATCTTATATCTTCTATCCTTTGCGCGTTAAACTCGCAATTCAGCCTGTCCATCGGATCAAGCACGCCTTCAGGAACGATAAAGTCTATCCGGGACACTACGTCCAGCCTTGGGCCGACCGTCTCATCTTTATAGCGTACGGGAATACGCACCGCTTCGCCATCCAGCAGTTTACCGTCCTCATCAAGCACATTTTTGGTTAAGGTATCTATATATCCCCTGTAAATCTCATCACTTACCTTGGCTTCCTTGGCCGAGGGGAACTCTGCCTTAAACTCGTCCACATCGATATATTCCTCAATATCCCTAACCTCTTCTGGTATCCTCAGCCATCTCAGCTTGCCGATACAACAACGCTCGATAAGTGCCTGATGCGTGATCTTGCGGAATATCTTCTTACCGTTCAGCTTGATCCTGACCAGGTCATCCACCAATTGCTCAATATCCGGCAGGTTCCTGGTTTCCTCTTTCTTTACCCATTTAGGCACTGAAGCTACCGCCACCTGCCCTGTTTCCCACATTACCCGCATCAATCGGCTTTCTATGCCATCCACTATCAGCGCTGGAATAGGCGAAGAGACATTCGAGCAATTTTGCCAAGGCCAGCTCTTTGGCTTCACCCGGCGGTAATATAAGTCCTGGAATTGCTTAATCCGCGGCACTACGTTGCCGTCGTGGTCATTAACCGCCTTCTCCAAGGTATCGAATATGTAATCAAATATCTCTTTTTCCTTTTCCTCGGATAACTCGATCTCCGGCATTTCAAAGGGGTTAGGCAGCTGCGCCTCAGCCTGCACTATCTCCTTCTGCGGCTTCTCGTCTTTATCTTTCTTGTTTTTGGCCATTAATTATTCCTTATTCATAAATTAATTTACAGCTATATAATATCCCCTTTTTTGTATTTGTAACAGTAGCCGCTGAAAGTAAATTCCTATACTCAAACTCTTGAGATAATATATTTAATGCGGTTCTAAATATTCTCCTGTCTTTGTTTTTTAATCTCCCACGCAAATAAACCCATATAACTTTTTTCTTTCTTTCACTATCGTTCCTAGTGTATTTTCGGCTATAAGAAGTTCCTTTTTGAATTTTATAATATTTTGCCACATAACATTTAAATCGCTGTTTTAATGTTTTCTTTGCTTCTTTAATCAAATTCTTATCTTTATCTTTTAGTATCTCATCAAAACAGAACCACACCACCTGCTTTTTAGCCATTGGTTAAGCCTTTTGGATCACGATTTTAGAAGCTACTGAAAACGGAATAACAGTTTCCAATTTATCAATAGTAATTAAAATAGCATTACTATCAACGAGACATTCTACTCCCCTAAAAGATTCTACCTTACCTACGAGGTTATAAACTGAAACATTGTATAGTTCGGGCTTGGTTACTTCGGTATAAACTTCCGCAACTGCCTTTGCTGTTAAATCCTGTACTACCTCTTTTTTCTTTTTCTGTGCCATCTTGAACTTCCTTTCTTCTTTTTATTGATACTGGCGTAAAATACTCTCTTCCCTTTACGCTTGCCATACCTTTTAGCCATACTTCTCATTATTTTCCTGCCGGACTTCGTCAGGGGCATTACTTTTCCTCGGCTTTTATTTTCTCAAAATAAGCTTTATCCATCTTGGGCTTTTTTGTTTCTGCCTTTTTGGTTGTAGGAACACAAATGACATCCGACAACTCAATAGACACTTCAAACTCTCCCTTATGGTCATACATTTCGCTAATCCTGGTAATTCTGCCCTTACCACTAACCGCTACGACATCTTCAACGGTATAGTCTTTTATCTTCTTGTCGTCAAGTGTAGACAAGCTAATACTTGGTTTTGGTCTCTCTATTTTGGCTTCTACGGGACTATCTTTCATTATTTTCTCCCTCTCTTTTTATGCCTATCGGTTATGACTTTCGTCTTCTTACTCGTCTTGTTGGTTCTGCCCGTCCACTTCTTGTTCGGGTTGTTGAGACCACTTCTATCTGCCATTACAGATCACCTCGCTATTCTTTTGTGTATTTTATAGTTTCTATAATATAAAACGGTGGTGCATTCTCACCGTCCATAAGTGCATGGTCTTGAATACATTTCTCGGCTTCTTCTTGGGTATCCTTGTCTTTTATGGGAATAAAATCATTTGTAGCGAAAACCATAAAAACCTTTTTACTTTTCAACATACATCCCCCTTATTCACTAACCACTAATTTGATTATTGCCCGATGATCATTCTTCCGTTCGGGGTCGTCCATAGTTCCCACACAATCAACTATAACTTTCTTTTGGGCTAATTTTAATGCTAAACTCGACATAGTAAAAACCAAATCGTCATCTTCCCAATCCACAATAATATCTCCACTAACAGCAAACTTCAACCCATTTTTCATTACCATCCCCCTAAGATAGTTTTGCTATATCACTCTTCGGTAGCCACAAATTAGGTTTCTTGCTCGCCTTGTCAATATCGTCCATAATCGTATTGGAACAGACCATCTGTATCCCCTTGGCCAGGTAATTACACATCACCGGAGGCGGGATAGACTTCTCAATAAAAATATGCATCTTGCTTTCGCCGCCGTTGTCTGATTCCTCAATGCCGATCTGAAACAATACTTTTTTACCCATAGCCGCCTTCCCTAATTTGTCTTTTTCTTTGCATTTCCCTAATTCTTTCTTCTGTTTTCTCATCCTTTGGAACCGGGGCAAACACATTAACCGCTATATACTCAATACAATTCATCGGATGTGCATACCAATCATCATCAAAAGGAGATTCAACTTCTCGGCCATATCTGTCTTTTTCCGGATAATGATACCCGCCCTCAAACGCTTCAATGATCATCTGGCAACGCTTATGAACTAAAAGAGCCGGTCTGCCATCTATAATCGTGTTTAACTTGCCCTCAATAATCTTTTTTCTGGCACTATAATTAGTCGTTGGTAAATTACTAGGTTGCGATTCTATTCTAAACCCTAGCCCAATTAATATTTCCTGAGAGGTTATGTCTGTCTGGTCATTGGGGCTTTTGCCTGCCGGATCGCCAAACCCTTTATGGGTCATACTTGGGTAGTGTAAGTTTTGGTATCCAATAACTTCTTCGCCAAAGGGCTTTATGTTTTTGTTTCTGCCGAGTATCATATCGTAAACTACCCAGCGTCCTTTTGCGTCTATCTGGCTGATTACCAAACAGGGATAATGCCAGCCGTAATCCCAGCCAAAGAGCAATTCCTTATCTTTCAATGGTTCATACTCAATAACGTGCAGGTCTTGCCTAAACCCTGCGTAAAACGGCTTTCCGGCACTTGAGAGATAACTTATGTCGAGTTCTTGAGCTACTTCTATGTCGTTCCTTCTTAATTTCTCTTTCTCATACCACGCTTGGTCTTTCTCTGGATGCAGACTCCAATGAATAGTCATTACCTCTATTTTGGGCTGATCTGCTTCGGGAAACCTTAGTTTAGCGAACTTGTTTATCTTGCCCTTTGGAGAACTTACCGGCAATCTGCAAGGGCTACTATCTCCGCAAGCCTGCCAGATACTATCGGCTAAAGTGCCTACTAAGTGAGCGAACTCATCAAGCAGTATGGCATTGTATCTACCAGCCCGGCCAAAGGCTTCGTTCATTGATTCACCAGCTATGATATTGCCGTTTGCATTGACAATCTTCATATAACTGCTGGTTATGTTATTCGGCATTAAGAACGGATACAGAAACTTGATATAATACCGTATCTTTTCAAAGAGCGAATCCATATCTCCAAGCTTATCAACCAACTCTTCCTTGCGCGAACCCACTAAAAAACTTTCATTAAAGAACAGCCAGCGATAAAAAAACACTCCTAGTGTCATCCAGCTTACGCCCATATCCCTTGACTTATCAATCAGCAGGTCTTTCTTATCCGCTATGCTTTGATTAATCGTTCTAGCCCGTTCTTCTTGAAATGGATATAAAACAAAGGGTATGTGCTTAGGGTTCTTGCGTGGATCGTATGTCCATAAGCATAAGTCAAAGAAGTTCACTATATCCCGCCGGCATAACTCTTTCAAAGCCTCAATCTTATTCGGGTCATCCTGGCATTGCTTATTAATATCTATGCGAAAGAGCAGATTGTCCTTTATTGTCTTTGGATACATTTCCCCTAAAGAGTTCAATTAATTCACCTATATTTTTCTTTTTTAAATCTTCAGCGGTAATGGTTAATTCGGCAGTTCTTAATTCTCCACCAATATCTATATCCTTCGGCAATAATTTAACAAGCATATCGTAAAATTTCTCTTTATTCTTATCTTTTTTAACCCACTCTGCAAAATCTTCAGGACTAAAGTTATCACAAAAGGTTGTTTTAATAAAATCTAATTTGGCTCGTAATCCGTTATAGCCAGTTGGGTTCCTTATCTCACCCTTTTTGGCTGGTCTTAAATTTGCTAAACTCTTTG